TGGAAAGAACATTTACTTGCCAAAAATTACAACCTTAAGAACTAATCTAGGATTTTAACAATGGCAACTTCACCAGCAGATCAAGTACGCATACGTGCCACTGCCGACGCAGGTTCAGGAGCAATTAGTTCAGGTACAATCATATCTGAAGAACAACAAGCCAACGCAGACCTTGCCAATTCTCAACGCCCGGAATCCTTACCAGCGGGATTTATCGGCCCCCCACCGGACAACATTCCCACCAATGCTGAACAGTTTACCACAAATGATGATGCTGGCACCGATGGCCTAACTCGATTTGTTACTGAATTGCAAGCAGTACCACCAGCAACATCTAATTCCCCAATCCCCAATCCTGATGACTTGCCAGCACCAGGAACTGTGATTAGTAATATATTCAACGGCGGGGACGAAAACTTAGTTGACTCAAGACAAGAGACACAAGAACATGTGTTTGCACCATATGGTGTGGGCGTCGGCGCTGGGAACGAAGATAGTGTTGGTAGTGTTAATCCCACAAATCCTCAGGGCAGTAACGAAGTTACCACATTAGTTAATAAGACTGCCCGAGCAATTACTCCGCAAGCAAACGTACTAGATAATTTTAGCAGTTACACCTATTCAGTTAGTTTGTATCTCATGAGCCCTGAAGACTATCGCAGACTCATGACCAACAAACAAAGATATCTTGCTGGATACCAACTTCTAATGCAAAGTGCAGGAGCTCCGTTGGCATCAGACATTAAAAATAGTGATCCCTATGATCTTACCCCAGGTGATGTTAGTTTAACTCAAGGTCGTAATCAATTTTTTCCATTAGACTATTACATTGATGATTTGCAACTAACCAGTCTGCTGTCAGGTAAAGGCACTGGTGGCGCACACAATGTCACTGAGTTGCGATTTAAAATAATTGAACCCAATGGAATTTCTTTATTAGATAATTTGTACAAGGCCACCAAACAATACATTCAACAAGGTGGTGGCGCTAGCACCACCACTATCAACAATAACTATGCGGCACAAAACTATTTGATGGTAATACGTTGGTATGGATATGATTCAAATGGCAATATGATCACCAACACTGGTGCCCGCGATGCCAGTGGTAAAAGCGATCTTAATTCTATTGTAGAAAAATTTATTCCCTTCCAGTTTACTGGCATTAAATTTAGAATTGCCAATAAACTAACAGAGTACGAATGTACTGCTGTTTGTCCACAAAACGTAATCAACACTGGACAGGGACGAGGTGTAATTCCTTATAATATTGAGTTGACTGGGACTACTCTACAAAAGCTATTCAATGGTAATTTAGCATACACTGCTCCTGCGGTAGTTGCCAGACAACAAGACGGCAGGTCGCAACTTAACCCGACTACAGCACCTGACAAAGCAAACACTGCCCCTAATCCAACATTGATAACTGGATTAACACAGGCATTGAACAAATATCAAGCCGAGCTAGTTACTAATGGCACGTATGACATTGCTGACCGCTATAAAATTGTCATCAGTCATCCAGAAATTGCCAACGCAAGTATTGTTCCCCCAGGCTCAACTGATTTAAAAAGTAAACCAATGGTGGTGGCAGCCACGGCTGCCCAGGCACAAGATGGTGCAAAACAAAGTGTGGATAAAACAGCTAAAACTGTGAGTGCAACAGCTGGTATGAGCATTGTTCAAATGCTGGATCTTGCTGTGCGCAGTAGTGATTACATTTATAAACAACAGACTAAAATTGTTGACAAAGACGGAAACGAAATTCCACAAAAATCAGCAAACGCATTTGCTTGGTATAAAATTGGATTGCAGGCCAAACCAATTGGCAGCACTCAAGACTCCAAGAGAAATGACTTTGCGTATGAGATTACCTATGAAATTGCACCTTACGGTATCAACGATCTTAAAAGTGAATACTTTCCAAAAGGTAAGTTTAGGGGAGCTCAGAAAAAATATTCTTATTGGTTCACTGGCGAAAACACCTCGGTGTTAAGTTTTGAACAAGATTTTAATTACTTGTACTATATCACTGTAAACAGTAGACAACAACAGACAATAAAAAAAGCCGGGACCAGTGATTATCGAGAAATTGAAAAACGTATATTTTCTCCTAACAGCCCACAATCTAATCAAGGTATTGAAGGCAATATCAACGAGCCAAGTGCCAATGCAGCCGACTATTTGTATAGCCCGGCTGATCAAGCGCGAGCCAAGCTTACTATCGTTGGTGATCCATCCTGGATTGCACAAGGTGAAGTATGGAGTGGGATCCGTGCAACTGCCAAGGCCCTCGATGATAAAACAGATGTTTACTTTGATGCGTTTTTATCTGATGGCACAATTAACTTTGATGCCAGAGAAGCATTGTTTGAAGTAGTGTTTAATAAGCCAGTTGATTATGATATGCAAACTGGGTTGATGGGCACCACAGCATCTGGGACAACATCACAGGTGTATGTTTATAAAGCACTGACCGCAGTAAGCAATTTTAGGCAAGGGCGATTTACACAAGATCTTGATGGTGTACTATTAATATTTCCTGATAATGCAGTTAAGACACAAGGTCAAGTATTATCACAGTCTACAACTGAGTCGGGCGACGCCACTGCCAATACAAATGCAAGTCAAATTGATGATTTAAATCAATCATCAGCGGAGACTGCAAGATTGCAAAGACAAAATGACCAGGCAACTACCAACAGTCGCACTGACACAGGTGCACAGTCAGGTATCACTGATGCCTCAGTTGACAACGGACAAAATGCTGATTATTATGGAGCCTCCGCTGACACAACAGCAGTAAGCTACACGCCTGCAAGTCCTGCAGAAATATTGAATATTATTACACCAAACAATTTATTTGATGATGGTATATCAACTCCTACTTTCCCAGCAGAATTTGACGTACCCACCAGCTACGGACAAATAGTTGGCGGCGCTGGTGGTATAGCGGCTGCAGAGAATATAGAAAATACTGTGGCAGTACCTGCAACAACTATACAAGGTACAATAATATTAATAACTACTCCACAACAAGCAAACTTGTTATATGCACAAGGCATTTTATCTAACTCTGAAAGAAATCGAGTGACAACAGAATTAAACAGTTATGTGGCAGCACAAAATCCGGTGTTAAACTTGGCACCACAATATATTAGGAAAGATGACTAATGGCTGATAATATTCAACGTAGTAAAGGCCGTGGCGCAAGTTATAAATTTGACCGCGGCGGCATGCCTGCTGAGTTTGGACCATATATTGGTGTGGTACGCAACAACGTGGACCCAACCAGGAGTGGGCGCCTGCAAGTTTTTATTGAACAGTTTGCTGGCGACAACCCCAATGATCCATCACTATGGAGAACTGTTAGCTATGTCCCGCCTTTCTATGGGGTGACCCCACGCAATAATTCCACAACCACTGCTGGCACTGGAAATTACAAAGGTAATCAGCAAAGCTATGGCATGTGGTTCACACCCCCTGACATTGGGGTCAGCGTGATTTGTTTCTTTGTTGCTGGTGATCCCAATCAAGGATACTACATGGGATGTGTGCCTGATCCGGGTATTACACACATGATTCCTGCTGTGGGTGCAAGTTCAAAATTTGTTACACAAGGTACTGAACAACAAAATTTAACTTCGGCTGCAAATGCTAAACAGCTTCCAGTTGTTGAAATCAATAGTGAAAACGCCACCATATTTGAAAATCCCAGATTCTTTGCAGAGCCAAAACCGGTACACAGCTACCAGTTTAGTTTGTTTGCCAATCAAGGACTGTTGGGAGACTATATTCGAGGACCGATTAGTTCTAGTAGCCAGCGTGAAAGCCCCAGTGCAGTGTTTGGAATGAGTACCCCGGGACGAGCAATTTATCGTGGTGGCCTGGCAGAAAAAGATATCAAAGCTAAACTTGACGCAGGATCAATAAAGTTAGCTGATGTGAAGGTTGAGGGTCGTCGGGGTGGTCATAGTTTTGTTATGGATGACGGAGATTTACAAGGCCGAGATAATTTAATCCGTATACGCACCAGTAAAGGTCATCAAATTACAATGAGTGACGAAGCTGATTGTTTTTATTTTGTTCATGCAAATGGATCTACCTGGATTGAATTAGGCAGCGAAGGTACTGTAGATGTTTATAGTTCTAACTCTGTCAACGTAAGAAGCCAGGGCGTTATAAACTTGCATGCTGACAAAGACATCAATATCAACGCTGGGGAAAATCTAAATCTTCGTGCTAAAAACATACAATTTGAAAGCCAGGAAACATTCAAGCTTTCTAGCCTAGGCGACATGACAGTATACAGCAAAAGTAAAATTGGAGTTCTCAGTGATGGTACTTTGACATTACAAAGCGAAACTGGTGGTTGGAAATGTAGCGGAGATTTGACTCTCAAAGCCTCAAGGATTGATCTTAATGGAGGTAGTTCTCCAGATAATGTAGAAGCACCAAAACCAATTAAAGAGTACAAACTTGATGGCACTCAGTTTGAAGGATCAAAAGGGTGGCAAGTTGATCCGGGCGCAATTGACACAATTGTGACACGAGCACCAACTCACGAACCTTATCCATATCATAATAAAGGGGTGCCGGCACAAATTGATTATGGCAGCGCAAGTACACCAGCCGCAAGCCCGGAAGTTGAGGAGGCATTGGCAGGCACAGAAAATAATCCGGTAACCGATGCTGTAGATGAAGCTGATGTACTGTCCACTCCAATTGCTGATGTTAGTATTGGAAGCCTTGACAAGGGACAAGTTACTGGGTTATTGGCGCAAGCTAAATCTGCAACTAATCAAGCATCTAATGCATTGAGCCCAACCAAAGGAATTGGTGAATTTGGATTTACAGCAGATAAACTAGAAGTGTCAGGATTTTTAAAACCAGGTACTCTACAACAAATTAAAAAAGCAGCCGGAACCCCCACTCCGGCAGATATTGCATTGGCAAATAGTTCTGGATTAACTCCTGATCAGGTGGCAATGAATCGTACTGCCAATCAACTATTAACCAGCCCCGGATGCTGGACCGGCAAAGGCGGAGTGACTGGACTTGGCAGCATACTAAACAATCCCACATTACAAAGCACAACACAACAAGCTTTGATGGGCACTGCGTTACAAGGACTTAAATCGCTGGGAGTGGTCAGCGGCACTGAAAATCCCCAACAACTAGCCGGAATAGTGCAAAGTGCCACAAAGTTTGGTGTCACGGCAGCATCCTCGTTTGTCAAAGGTGTTGCCCCACCAGGGGTGCAAACAGCAATCGCTGGTACAATTAAAAATGCACAATATGCCACAAATCTTGTGACCACAAGTTTAAGTGGGCTGTTTGGAGGGGGCGGTGATGCCGCACCAACTGCTACAGGTACAGTAAATCGATCGTCGGTTGACGCATCAGTCAAGTCTATCCTTAACGATGCAAAGATTCCGTCTCCAATATTCAAGCCTGTGGATCGAGCTTGAAATATAGAGTATAAATAATTTTATGCCAACATTTATCGGATTTAATACTATAAATCAATTCAAGAAGTTCACGCTAACTGACTTTGCGTTAGTCAAGCGTGACCTTGCCAATGCATTGAATATCCAACAAGGTGAGATCCCTGGTAAGCCAAGTTATGGCACAACCATTTGGAGCTATGTGTTTGAAAATCAGACTCCAGAAACTATAGCCGCATTATTGGCTGAACTACAAAGAGTTGCCGGAGGCGATCCAAGGGTGTATATTTCAGATGCTCAAGTATTCCCACAAGATAACGGTCTTTTAATTGAATTAGAAATTCGAATTGTGCCCAGTAGCACATCTGAACGCCTAAGCATATTTTTTGATCAAGAAACACGCAGAGCCAGCTACATCTAAAAGTATGTAGATAATTTAGGCCATAAATACCTTGACTGCGAGATATTATGGCAAAGACCACACGACAAACAGCAATATTTGGTGTAGAGGATTGGAAACGTCTCTACCAAACCTACCGTGAAGCTGACTTTCAAAGCTATGACTTTGAAACGTTACGTAAAAGCTTTGTGGATTATCTGCGACTTTACTACCCTGAAACATTCAACGATTATATTGAAAGCAGTGAATTTATTGCACTGCTTGACGT